GTCTAGAGATATTAATAATTTAGATAAAAATCAAGAAAAAATTTTAAGCGAGATTAAGGACTTAAAAAAAGAAATTAAAAATATCACATTTAAAGTTGATATGATGCTAGAAATTTTAAATAATTTCACTATTATGTTAGCAGAAGAAGAGGATCATGAAGATGAAGATGATGATTATGAATTCGACAGTGGGGATACATGGGTTCCTAATGATAATGATTATAATTATGATGAGGATGATCAGTGGAATACCGATGAGGATGAAAGTTAATGGCTAGTTTGGCCCTCATTGTTTCTTTAGTAATTTTATCAACAATATTAATTGGACCAATAACATATTTTCTAGCGAGATTAGGCTTACCATCACTGCTAATCTACCCACTATCTGCTATATCTATACTTAGTGGAATATGGTTTGCTAATATAGGATTACCAATATGGTATCTAGGATTAGTGCCAATATATTTTGGATATATCAGCATACAGAGAGTTAATAGACGACGCTCAGAAAAATTCAAGTAACCGACGTTGACAACCGATAAACGTATGGTATGATGGAGTAACACAGGGAACGATTCACAGGACTTTTGGAGAACTATAATGAAGTTGGCAGATAGGACAGTTGAGGTTCATAGTGCTGGTATTAATAGTACTAATCAGTTTAGTATTGCTCAGACCAGCAAAATGTTTAAAATCCTTTCGGATTCTCTATATTCCGACAAGGTGATGGCTGTTATTAGAGAACTAGCAACAAATGCTTATGATAGTCATATTAGTGCTGGCAATAAGAATCCTTTCTTGGTAAAGTTGCCCACATCTGCTGATCCTAATTTTACCGTGCGTGATTATGGCACTGGTCTTAGTCAGGCCGACATGGAGAGTCTGTATACTACCTATGGTGCTAGTAACAAGAATAATAGTAATGACTTTGTGGGTTGTCTTGGTCTAGGCTCTAAGAGTCCTTTTGCTTATACTAAGAGTTTTACCACAACATCGTATTTTGATGGTAAGCAGTATACTTATATTGCCGCTATTGATGATAGTGGTGTTCCTACCCTAAACCTTATTCATAGTTGTGATACCAGTGAGCCTAATGGTCTAGAAATTAGTTTTGCTGTTAAGCAGCACGATTTCCATGAGTTTAGTCAAAAGGCTGTTAGAATTTTCCACTACTTTAAGATGAAGCCTATTATTAGTGGAGGCGTTACTTGGAATTTTGAGCAAGAATATAGTAGTCGAAATGTTGTGATTGATGGTGAAGGTTGGAGGGTTTGTCGTCTAAACAACCAACTATTCCCTAATCAACATCATCGTATTAATAGTGGCGTTGTTGCTATCATGGGTAATATCGCCTACCCTGTTCAAACAGAACATTTGATTGGGGAAGAAAAGGCCGAAACCCCGGATCATATTGCTAAGTGGAACCGAGCCTTTAATAAGGCGGATATTGCTAGTTGGAAGAGTTTTGTTGGAGAAATTATTCATCAAAATCTTTATCTAGAACTAGATTTTGGTATTGGTGAACTTGAGATGGATGTTAGTCGTGAGGGTCTACAGTATACTAAGGGTGTAATTAAGGCTCTTAGAGACAAGACCCAGGATATTTTCCTAGAACTCAAACAGAATTTTAGCGATAAGATTGCTACTGCTAAAACTAAAGTAGAAGCAATTATGACATATTACCAGATGAATGATCTGGCTGGCGGATGGGGAGTTGGTGCTTCGTGGACCGATTCTAATAATAAGGTTCACAGCATCAATTCTGGTAATGATCTTGAATATAAACTCAAGAAGAGCAAGAATCTGTATGTGTTTAATTATCGCACAGCGGGCTATCGTTCTCGCAGGATGGTTTATCTAACAGATAAAATTCATCATGAAACTCTTACTGGTAAAGGCCAAAATTATTGGAACAATGCTAGAAAGAATGGAAACATGGCTTTTTTCTGGTGTGATATTGCAGCAACAGAAACAGCAAAGAAAATTGTAACTAAGTATTGCAATGAGAATGATTGTTTTGCATACTTGATGGTTGATACTGAAGATCATAAGGATGTTATTAATGGATTTGATAGTCTAGTCGAAGATGTTGGGGACTCTAGTATCCTTAATGTGTCAGACTATCGTGATCTTATTAAGTCAAGTCCCAAAAAGAGAAACTCTGTTGATAGTAAAGGTAGCGTGAGCGATCAAGATGTATTTCTGATTATTGGAGACAATAAGAATACAGATCCTCTTACTATTGAGTATAACGATGCTGTTTATATGCGTAGTCTAAAAACTGATAGACTAGATGAGTTTGTTGAAGAGGATGAGATTGTATATATTCCTATTCTAAGGTATAAGGCTACAGATAACTATCCAAGTATTAGTGCTTTGAATCGTTGGTCAAATAATGATACATACAAGGGTCTAATTAAGGATTTGTTTGAGGGTGTCAATATCTATGCGATCAAGCAATCCTCAATTAAGAATCTTGAGAAGGACGGTCTAAATTTGGTAGACTTTAATACTTTTATGAAGCGTAGACTCAAACACCTGAACAATAATAAGTTTGGTGATTTGACCAAATACAATGATCTGGTAGAGAAAGCTCGCAAAGAGTATAGTACTGACGATGGTATGGATCATCAGTATAATTCAGGCTTTATCGACCGTCAGTTTCTATTTCATATTATGAATATGTTTGGTCTTGAATACAAGAAGTATATCAACAATCAAAATGTAGTAGATGTTGTAGACAAACTGTTGGTATTAGAATTCTTTGTAGATACTATGCACAGAGATTCTTTTGATATTACCAGATTCAAAGCAACAGACTATTTTGGTCTTATGACTCAACTATTAAGCGATATGGGTATCAATGGTCTAGATAGTAAAAAGATCAAAGAGACTAATGTTATGTATAAGAATATCCTAATGATGCTCAACCAACTGTACAATGGTACTGATGAGCATGGTAGATCTATCAATAATAGTGATGAATACTCCAAGTTGCTAGAGCAAGAGAACGGAAAGAGTATAGAGTTGGTTAGTATCAAGACATTAAGAGAAAGCATTAAGACCGAACTTGACAAGAACCCCTTGTTCAAGTATATTATGGGAGTTGCTCCGGTGCAGGGTAATTTGAGACATCTTCATGCTAACACCAACCCTCTAAGGGAATTAGATTCTAACCATAGTTATAGGTATGGTAGTACTAAGAGTAAATGGTTGACTAGTCTAAATGATGTGGAGTCATTTAGAGTTCAAATGGGTAATGTAATTGGTTGATTTCACAGGTAAACAAGGAGATAGATAATGAGTGTTCCTTTTATGTGGGTTGATGGAAATCTGACACTGGTTCTTAATAATAGAACCTATCAGGTTCTTCCAGATCATATTAACTATAAGATGATTCTTGAGGCATTGCCTAGTGCGACTGCTGATGAACTTCTTGAAATTGTAGATGTCGAAAAGGCTGTTAGCACTTTTAGTGATGGTCTTGTAGAGATTAAGAATGGTAAGGTTATGTACGAGGGCGAGGAGGTTCATGGAAGTATCAGTAAGAGGATTCTTGAGTTTATGAGCAAGGGTCTACCTTTCCAGCCTCTTGTTAATTTCCTTAATAATCTGATGGAAAATCCTAGTATGCAGAGTCAAAAGGAATTGTATGATTTTCTTGAGCATGAGCATCTGCCTATTACTGAGGATGGTCATTTTCTAGCCTATAAGGCTGTTAGGAATGATTTTAAGGATAAGTATCGTGGAACTTTTGACAATAGTGTTGGTCAAATTGTTAAAATGCAGCGAGCCAAGGTGGACGATGATAGAGCCAGAGGATGTTCTGATGGTCTTCATGCTGGTGCATTGAATTATGTTGCTGGTTATGGTAGTCTTGAGAATGGTGATAAGATTGTGATCGTTAAGATTAATCCTAGTGATGTTGTTAGTGTTCCAAGTGATTGTAATTGTGAGAAACTTCGCACTTGCCGATATGAAGTAGTCGGAGAGTATCAAGGCGAACTTCTCAAGCCTCTTTATTCAGCCTCTTTTACTGAGGATGAGTATAGTGAAGATGATGAAGATGATTATAATACCCTTGACGAAAGTTATTGGGATCAGTTTGACGAGGAAGATGAAGAAGAGGATTTTGAGGAGGATTATGACGATCAGTATTGATCGTTAAAGTGAAAGTCTGGTGACTCAATAGAATACTATTGTGATGGTTCGATTCCATCACCACTTTTATATTGATAATGATAGCAGAGGTTGCTGTCCCAATATTTAGGAATAATTGAAAGAAACAGGACATATTATGTTTAGCGATAATTTAGGATTCAATCCGTTTGATCATAAACTTTCCCCTCACGGCAAAATGTATGTTAGGCCAAGAGAAAAGTTTTTAGACTCTTTTGGTATCAAACACATCTTTTGCTATAATGGAGATCCTAGAAAAAAGATTAGTAGTATGAATCATACTAATCGACTAGTTGAGGCTACAGAAGCAAATGTGAAGAAAAATTCTGATGTTTATTTTTATGTTAATGGTGGGCGAAAACTATATGCTATTAACAACTTTACCTGTTGCTTCTGTGATATGGATGCTGGGCGAGACAATGAGGGCAAGTATTTTAAGCCTAGCGTTGTAATGCAAAAGAAGAAGGGTTTTCTAAAAACTATCAACGAGTTTCCAGTAGCACCTAGTTGGGTAGTTGATACTCGTAATGGTTATCAGTGCTATTGGCTTTTTGATGAACAATCAGTAAAAATGATTGGTAAAAATAAAACGTTCTGGAACGGTCTACAGAAGAAACTTGTCAACTATTTTGGTGGTGATCCAAGAGCGATTAAAGCCAATCAGATTTATCGAGTTCCTTATACTTGGTGGAGGAAAGGTTGGGAAGGTAAGCAACCTTATTTTACTAGTATTCTTAGTGGTTCAACTGGTAATCCAATTAACGTTGCTGATCTAAAGAGTGCCTTAACGGGTCAACCAGCAAACATTAGTATTGTTCCAGAGAAATGCAGCGACGAATGGTATAAGGGCTATGCGACTGCGTATAAGCAATCTGATGAAACTGGCATCCCAGTATCGACCGAGGTTGCTAAACAGATTCTAAATGATCTTCAAAACAAAAAGAGTTACGGAGTCATAGATCAAGCCAAGTATTTACTCAATAATATTATGGGTTGTGGTCAGAAGAATAGTCAACAAAATATTAAATATGATCTAGTTGATGATTCCGAAGAAGAGGATATTCTTTGTGCCGAACTTGCTCAGAATGAGGTAGACGACGAGACTGATTCAATCGACGCTACCTTGCCCTGTGAAGGATCGTGTCACAAGCGTCAGGAAGTGTCAGGCGATGATGTTTTAAGTCTAGACGGTGAGCAGACTAGACTTTTAAAAACCGTCGTGGAGTTCCTTAATCAAGTAAGCACCCCACTCTATTTTAGTAACAACAGATTCCTATCTTCGTCCGCTAAAGAGTTGGCGAATAAACTTAGCGATCATTTTTGTATTGGTTAAAAATGCACGAAAACTATGATGATAACGAAGAGGATTATGATGACCATAACTATGATGATGTGCCAAAAGATCCATACAAATGGTATTATAAATTCGACGTTGGGCCAGACAATCCTATTTCTAAATGGCTTGATGATCTAATTAATGATTTTATTAAGAATCCTCCTAGTGACTATAACATAGTTAGTATTCCCGGTTTTTATGCGAAGAAGTTTCCTGTGAATAGTTGGAATCCCGATACTGATAAGGGTAACTCCTTTCAGTATTTGGGATCCAATTATCAAGGTAGTCAGATATGGAAAACTAAATACTTTGTTGTTGACAAAATCAATAATGGGTACAAACTACATCTACAAAGTCATGCTGGTCATTTTATTAAACAACCGATTTATTACAAAGGACTTTACGACATCTTAAATTAAGGAATATCTATGCAAGAAAAAGATTGGTATGTAATCAAAGACTTAGATAGTTTTATTAATACAACACGAACCTTGGTATTCAATAATTTTGGCAAAACACCAGATCAACAGTCAGATATAGACATATTAGATCAGGTCAATATAGATGAAATAGATGAGTTTAATTCGGTATTATCTTATGATGAATCCATAGTCATTGCTAAAGAAATGCTAAAAAAACAAGTTAATAAAAAAACCTTTGAAGAACGATATCTAGTTTCAGATGATATGTATATACAACTTATTGAATCTTTAAATGCTAGGATGGTAGGTAATATACTGAATAGTCTTGTAAATAAGGGTTTAGTAGAAACAGCGTTTGACGAGAAATCTAATGACTTTATTTTTTGGTGTGTAGAAAATGATAAACAAGACAAAGATCAAAAGCCAGAAACCGATTGACGCTGACATACACTTTAAATACAGATGTTTGGATTGTGGTTCCGAACACTGGTTGTCTTTAAAAGAATGTCAAGCAGAAAATTTTAAAGTAGTATGTGATTGTAGTAAAATCTTTAAACCTAAAAGAATAAAAAATATTAACATAGAATATATTACGAAGTTAAAAACTGAAAATAATACTAATATAAAACCTGAGATTAGTGAACATCAGCAACCACAACTAGATAGTAATATACTTGACAAAGGCTGTGATCTGTTAGTACAATATGGGTTTACTAGGAAAGAGTCAGAGAATTTATTGATTGAGTCCTATAAAAATAGTAACATTAATGATGTTACACTTTTGGTAAAACAAGCACTTGAACTTTTTGGGAGAAATAAGTAATGACAAATATTCGTCCTTCATCATTTAGTGAAATTGTAGGTCAGTCTAATGTGGTGAACAGGCTGAAAGTAACCGTGGTCGGTTGTAAAAGTACGGAGAGTGCCATGCCCCACACTTTAATTGACGGGCCTCCTGGCCTTGGTAAGACAACCATAGCGAGTGCTATTGCCAATGAGTTGCAAGCCAACCTATACACAACCAACGCTGCCAATATTAGAAGTGTAAAAAATATTCTGCCATATCTTATTGGTATGCCAAGGCAGTCAGTATTATTTATTGATGAGATTCATAGACTTCCAAAACTAGTAGAAGAATTTTTGTATCCTGTTATGGAAGATTTTACAATTAATATTGTCTTAGACAAAGAGCCAGAAAAGATAGATCTTCCCCCTTTCACTATTATTGGTGCTACAACTAGTGGTGGTAGTTTAAGTCAACCGTTCTATGATAGATTTATTATCAAAGAACACTTATCTTTTTACACCGATATTGAACTATCTAAACTAGCCAGATCGAATTCTGAAAAATTAGGCATAGTCATAAGTGATTCAGACCTCTTAGAAGTTGCTAAAAGAAGCAAGGGTACTCCTAGAATTCTTAATGCTAGATTACAATGGTATAAGAACTATAAAATATGTGAACCAACAGAGAATGATATTAATAAAATATTTGAAATCCAAGGAATAGACAGCGAAGGGTTTGATATGTATGATAGACTATATTTAGAAGTGCTACAAAAGTCAAAAGGAAATCCATTGGGTTTAAAAGCTATATCATCTATGACAGGTATTGCAGTAGACACTATTGAAAATAGTATTGAACCATACCTAGTCAGAAAAGGATTTGTTTCTAGAACACAAAAGGGAAGGATGCTAACCAAATATGGATCCTAATAGTCTAATTAATAGTAGACCATTTATTGTACACTGTGGTTTTAATAATGACAGAGAGGTTAATCTAATTAAAAGATTTGCAGATGAATACAATTGTTTATATTGGTGGGAAGGTATAAAAAATGAGGTATTTAAATCTGCTGATAAAATTAAATATGCCAAATTTGCTATAATATGGAATGGTTATCAGCATACATCTCTGTCTGTTAGTAGAATATGTGAGTTGAGAGGTATACCCAAATGTTATATAGAATGGGGTATGTTGCCTCAATCAGATAATTTTTTTATTGACCCTTTGGGTTTTTGTGGCAAGTCTATTATGTGTAAAGATTTAACATGGGTAACTAAAGAAGATATGGACAAAATGTACGCTAAAAGAGAGGAGTTACAAAAAAAATATCCATTAAACGACGAAGGGTATGTATTAGTACCACTCCAGATAGAAAACGACACCCAAGTTCTGCATAACTCTCATTATAATAATATGGAAGAATTTGTTGCTCATGTGGAAAATATTTACCCTAATAACAAAATTATTGTTAAAGCACATCCTAGTTCAAGAAGGAAAAGAAACTTTAAAAGAGCAGAATATATAGACAGTAATGATTTTCTTGAACTAGCATCAAAAGCATCTATTGTTGTATCTATTTCTTCTACTTGTCTTTATGAGAGTGCAATTTTGGGAGTACCAGTATGTGCTTTAGGAGAACACCCAATAAGATTAAATAAAAAAGATAATCTAGATAAAGTTTTAGCAGGGGCGGTGGCTCTTAATATAGACAGGTCTAACGGCAATTTAAAAACAGTATTAGATAGATTCAATCTAAAGCCATCTCTGTAAATTATTTTCCTATCGTATTAATAAATTGTTCCGTGAATGTTCCGGATAATTCTTTAATCAAAAAATTAAAATTTAAAACATTATAATTACAATTATTATATTGATGAATATGCTTTAATAAAAAGTCAATGCATTCCTTGACAGTATCACAACTATCTTTATCGTGTTCACTTTTTTTTCGTACAGCTTTATTTTCAACCCAGTCTATTAGTACTCCTGAGTGATTAATATTATACTTTTCAAAAAATCTACCATAGCAATTAAAAGATCTATTGCATATCTTGTTCCATGTTAATGTATTAGTATCTACATTTCCTTTCTTTATAGGATGCTTAAATATATGATATAGATTAAAATCAATATCATTATGTTTAAAAAAATGATTAGCTGAAGATCCGGTGCCATGTGAGTCTACTATAAGAGCATCTTTGGTTTTATTAAAAATATAATTTATATAGTCCTCATTAAACGGTGCATAATAACCTCTTCTACTTACATCTAGCATATCACAATTTAAATTATTTGTAATAGCTTTATATACAAGATATAAATAAAAACAATCTCTTTGAGAAAATAAAATTTTACCAGATTGTGGTAACAATAAAGCTATATTAATTAGAATTGGAATATTGAACTGTGATTGATCATCCCACAATAATTTCTTTATATCTTGATAATTTTCGTCATAATTTAGCCATCGCCCAAGATACAATGGCTCGTATTTTTTTTCAAAATCTGTGGTTGTACTGATAAATGATTCACCATCATGAGTAATTTTTACAAATAAGTTATTACGACCTATCGACGATAGTATCATATACTCATTTGAAACATATTGAAACATAGTAAAATAATTTTTTATATATCCATTTATTTCTTCCCTCCATATATGACCAGCTATATGTTGAAAAGATCCATTGTTATGTATATACTTATTATATTCCTTAACATAAGGATTAGAGAGTCTTATTTTTCTCATCAAACAAGATAGGTGATAGTCTGTAGAAGAAATTGTTGATTCCACAGGAGTAAACGAACTACCAGCATAAAAAATAGAGTTAATATTATTTAATCTTGGAACTATAACGTCTGATTTAATATTATCTCCTGTGTGAAATATATGATTTGAATATTTTGATTTTAATAAATCCCAGGATGCTCCTGAGTGTTTTCCGCTATAACTCACAATAATATCTACATCTTTATTAAATCCATGATAGTCTAAAAGAGATCTTATTTGATATTTAGACAAATACATATCAGAAATAATTACGTCTCCATCTTTAACCCTATTCCAATTTTCTAGT